AGTGATGGGGGGGATGACAGGGGGGGCTGATGAAGAGGCAAACGGTATGAGCGATGTAACGTCAAGGAAATGCACACCGAAACAGATGGCACTGGTTGATACGATGGTAGCTACTGGATGTAGCATCACACAAGCAGCAGCAGAGGCAGGGTATGCCAATGGACAAAGCGGCAGAGTGACAGCCAGCAAGGCTTTGAAGCTACCGCACGTTCAAGCGTACATGATGCAAAGAGTGGGTGAGAGTATTGGCCTGAATGCTACGGTTGCTGCTGCTAAGGTGTTGCAACTGGCGCAGGGTGCCAAGAGTGAGTACGTCCAGCTTGAGGCCAGCAAGGATATCTTGGACAGGGCTGGATACAAGGCCGCAGACAAGCACATGCATCTACATGCTGGTGATATACAAGTGTCCATCGATCTTAGCTAGCCATGTGATGATAGCGAGGGGGTGGGGGGAAAAAGTGACCGCTGCCACACGCAATAGGTCCAACTCAAACATTTTTATCTCTCAAGGCTCGCAAATGTGCGTTGCGATAAAAACAGAGCTAGAACGATATTGTTCTTATGCGAGAGTACAAATCTGTTTTTCTAAAGGCTGTTTTCAATTCTTTGCTGCCTGAGTTTATTGACTCAGACAGGATTGATAATGAATCCGTGTCTCCTGAGTTAATAGCGACCATTCGGCGCATTGCTGATCACTACTATGGTTCTGATGAAATTTTAGAGAAGCACCTTGCTTCTGCTAATCCGCAACGAGCCAGAGTTCTGCGTGCTGGACAAATTGACTACCGCATGATCAACGAGATGTTGATTTGTACTTAATTTGTTTCAAAGTATGATTTATATTTTACTAATCTGACTAATGTTCTCGGCACGTTCAGTGTCAAGCGCAACGAGTATGGAACGTACAATGTCTATGACAAATACGACTTCCAATCCAACGACAAGTATTTCAAAGAATTTGCTCCAGAAATTTTTGAAACGCTAAAGGATTATGGTGTTGAGGATAGCACTTTGGCGCACCTTGCTGGGGGCGCATACCTCTCTTCACAGCTTGGCAGTATTCAGCCGATAGCTGAAATGATTGGAGGGGTTATGTTGCCTGACTCCAAGTCTCCAGAAGAGGGCGGCGCACAGTACGTTAACCTACATATTCCGCGTGAAGATGTTGTTGAGAACACGCGCCCTGCCCCACGTCCTGCATGGTTTGAGGATGAAAACTTAGAGCCAGTATTCCCTGCCACTCCAATGGATGATGAGCGCAAAGGTCTGCTGGATGGAGTTTTAGATGCATTGTTCCCAGCAGCACAAGCAAAGGCAAACTAATGGCACCAAAGACACCAGCATGGACAAGGAAAGAAGGCAAGAACCCCAAAGGTGGTCTCAACGCCAGAGGTCGCGCCTCTTACAAAGGCGGCAAACTCAAAGCCCCCGTAAAGTCCGGTGACAATCCAAGACGTGCATCTTTTCTGCAGCGCATGGGCAACATGAGAGGCCCAGAGCGTGACAGCAAAGGGCGTCCCACACGCCTGCTTCTCTCCCTTCGGGCGTGGGGGGCATCCTCAAAAGCGGATGCAGTGAAAAAGGGCAAAGCAATTAGCAAGAGGAACAAAGCGTAATGGCTGAACAACGTAAAAGCAGTCTGATTAGATTGAGCATGTCAGACTTAAATGCAGCCATTGAACGGGGCGTAAAGGATTTGGAATCGAAAGTTCCGTCTGCTGCGGCAACAAAAGCCAAGATGTTTTCTGCTTCTACAGAAAAATCAAAGCAAGCCCACAAGCAACGTAGAGCCGATGCCTTACAAACTTTGGCTGATTATAAACGCAGCATGCAATTTGCTAGGTCTGCTTTGCGCAAATTGCCTAAAGACGCAACGCAAAGGGAATACCTTGATGCAGGTTTGCCATTGATAAACAAATCACTTCTTAGCTCTTACAAAATGTCAGACACAAATTTTTTTCAGAAAGGAGCCAAATAATGCCTAACGTAGCCGGAAAGAAATTCCCTTACACAGCTAAAGGTAAAGCAGCAGCAAAGAAGGCCGCAGCTAAAAAGCCACAGATGTCTAACCCCAAGCTGCGTAGGAAGAAGTAATGCCTGATAATTGGGGTGGTGGATTTAGCAGCACTGGCAGCGGCAGATCGTCAAGATCTGGCAGCCGATCAAGCTATGGAGAACGTGGTCGTGGTTCACCAAGAGATACAAGGGCGAGAGATTTCTCTCGTCCTCAGCCTACAAGCCGTCCACGCAATCAACCTGCATCAGCTACCAGAGGTGGGCCAACCAATCGCACGCCGATAGGAAAGTCAGCACAGCAGGCTGTTGTTATGAACAATGCAGTCAAGAATGTGCAAGACCGCATAGATCAGCGCAACAATCCAAAGACACTGATGGAAGTCATCGCCCGTCCAATGGCATTCAATGTGTTGGACACAGTGAGTGATATCTTTGCTGAAAAAATTATTCGTGATCTAAGGGCTGGTGGCACACCTGTTTACGACAAGGATGGCAATGTAACTGGATCGCGCAATGCCAGTGGATCATTGACAGGGCGTGACCCTGTTGCAGATGCAGCAGCAGCCATGACGAAACGTACATCTGGTAACAACGACAAACCTTCAGACAATGTTGCCTCTCAGCCTGCCCCTGCCCCTGATGCGGAACTTGCTGCTGCTGATGGTACACGCAGATCATTGATTCCTCTGAACAGGCGCAGCAGCAGTGCGAATGCCAGAGGACCGGGCCGCAGGTCATTCTTAACATAGGAGATTGTCATGGCAGTAAACGCAGCAGGTAATTACACCAAGCCTACAATGCGCAAGAGCTTGTTCAATAAGATTAAGGCTAGTGGCAAGGGCGGCAGACCGGGCCAATGGTCGGCGCGTAAAGCCCAGATGCTTGCCAAACAATACAAAGCTAAGGGTGGTGGATACCGTGGCTAGGGCAAAGTCACAACGCAGCCTGATGAATTGGACAAAGCAGAAGTGGCGCACCAAGTCTGGCAAGCCATCAACGCAAGGTCCGAAAGCAACTGGTGAGCGTTACCTGCCATCAGCAGCAATCAAGAATATGTCCTCGTCACAATATGCAGCGTCTACAGCCAAGAAGCGCAAAGACACCAAAGCTGGCAAACAGTTTTCCAAGCAGCCCAAGGGCGCGGCCCAAACAGCAAAGCGATACAGATGAGTTTCTTACACACCTTGAAGATCGAAGAGCGGCAGGTGCTGCGTAAGATTGTGAAGCAAGTTCACTTCAAGCATTACCCAAGAGAGTTCTGCACCGACTATGAGGCAGACAAGATGATAGCTGTCATCGGTCCTGAGACTGTTGAGCGTCTAATCAAAGTCGGTAAGGACATGAAGGTTAATGAAGTTTAAGTACAAGCCGGATGGGGAGATACTTAAATCCTTTATGAAGGACGATACATTCTTCCGAGGTATCCGTGGCCCAGTTGGCTCTGGCAAGTCAGTGGGTTGTTGCGTTGAGGTGTTTCGCCGTGCATTGGCTCAAAAGCCTAATGAGGATGGTAAGCGCAGAAGCAGATGGGCAATCATCCGTAACACCAACCCTCAGCTTAGAACAACTACAATCAAGACTTGGCTCGACTGGTTTCCAGAGAATGACTGGGGCAAGTTTCTCTGGTCGGTGCCTTACACGCATCACATTAAAAAAGGTGACTTAGACCTTGAAGTAATCTTCCTAGCCCTTGACCGTCCCGAGGATGTTAAGAAGCTCTTGTCGCTGGAGCTTACTGGCATTTGGATCAATGAGGCTAGGGAGATACCTAAGTCAATCATCGATGCCTGCACTATGCGTGTTGGGCGTTTCCCTTCTATGCGTGAGGGTGGGCCAAGCTGGACAGGCGTTATCGCTGACACCAATGCGCCAGAAGAAGATCACTGGTGGCCTATCATGTCTGGCGAGGTTCCTATCCCTGATCACATCAACAAGGATGAGGCCAAGATGCTGGTTAAGCCTGACAACTGGTCGTTCTATACGCAGCCAGCAGGCATGAAAGAAATCAAAGAAGAAGATGGCGGCATCAAGGAATACAAGCCGAATGATGAAGCTGAGAACCAGAAGCACATGCTGGACAGCTATTATCCAAACCTAATCCAAGGTAAGGGCAAAAGCTGGATTGATGTGTATGTGATGAACCGTCTTGGCTCAATCCAAGATGGAAAGCCTGTCTACAATATGTTTGCCTTTGATCAGCACGTTGCTGATGAAGAAATACCAGTAGCAGATGGTATGCCTGTGTTTATTGGTATCGACTTTGGACTGACCCCTGCTGCTGTGTTTGGGCAGAAGGTGCGTGGCAGGTGGCTTATCCTGCAAGAGATTGTGGCGTTTGATATGGGTATTGTTCGCTTTGCCGAACTACTGCGCCAAGAGATTGCAGTGCGTTATGCCAACTGTGAGATCAATATCTTTGGTGATCCTGCTGGTGACTTCCGCGCACAGACTGATGAGTCTACGCCGTTCCAAGTCTTGCGCGGTGCTGGATTGATGGCACGCCCTGCCCCAAGCAATGATGTATCTCTGCGTCTTGAGTCTGTAAGCAGCACACTCACACGCATGATAGAGGGACAGCCAGGATTTTTAGTTGATCGCAGATGCAAGGAGTTGATCAAAGGTTTTGAGGGTGGCTATCAGTATCGCCGCATACAGGTGTCGGGGGAGCGTTACGATGACCGCCCTGATAAAAATCGTTTCTCTCATATCCATGATGCACTGCAATATTTGATGCTGGGTGCGGGTGAAGGCAGACAGGTATTGGGGCATGGCTCTCAGTCTCAAGCCTTCCAAGCCAAGCGCAGCTACGATGTATTTACCAGACAACCGAAACAACGCAGGCAAGGATTGTGGGCAAGAATGTAATTTTGTGCGTTGTCTTGCATTAATGCATTACAGTAAGAGGGAATCATGTGTGTATTTCAACCACCAAAGATGCCTGCCCCTGATCCGTCTATCGAACAGGATCGCAAAGATCGCATGGCTCAGGAAACTGCCGAGGCACGCCGCAATCGTGACATGGCATTACAAGAGACAGTTCAGCGTAAGAAGAAAGGTGTAGGCAAACGATCACTGCTAACAAGTTCTAGCGGTGGCATCGGATACTACAATCAGTATGAATAATGCATGACGGCATAGCCAAAACCTATCTACAGCGATATGAGAAAGCACGCTCTCACAGGCTTTTGTTTGAGAGTTTGTTTGATGAGTGTTACGAGTACGCGCTACCACAGCGCGAGGGCTTTACTAAAACATCAGCAGGGCAGCGCAGGGATGATCGTATCTTTGACGAGACTGCTGTTGTCGGTGTGCAGGAATTTGCATCGCGCTTACAGAATGGCATCTGTCCAAACTTTGCACGCTGGGCTGATTTTGTTGCTGGCTCCGAGGTAGACAAATCACAAGCTGAGTCGATTGATAACGAGCTTGATGAAGTCACCGAATATGTCTTTGAGATAATACAGAACTCAAACTTTGGTCAGGAAGCGCATGAGAGTTTCCTTGATCTGGCAGTTGGCACTGGGTGCCTATTGGTTGAAGAAGGTGACGCAGTTAATCCTGTGCGCTTCAACGCTGTGCCACTGCCGCAGATTGTATTGGAGAACGGGCCAGATGATCGCATCGATCACGTTTATCGTGAGCGTGAGTTGCGTTGTAAAGATCTGCCTATTGCTTACCCGAAAGCTATCTTGCCGCCTGTGATTACAGACAGAATGATGAACTCACCAGATAGAAAGGTGAAGATCATCGAGGTTGTCTGTCGTCTGTATGACAAACCAAATGTCGAGCGTAATGCGTTTTACGTCATCGAAAAAGAAACCAAGGAGCTAATTCATCAGGAGGTTTTAGAAGGTGCTGGGTCAAATCCTTTTGTTTGCTTCCGCTGGTCGAAAGCAGCAGGGGAAGTCTACGGACGCGGCCCACTGGTTAATTCGCTTAGCGCAATCAAAACAACCAACCTTACAATCGAACTTGTCCTTGAGAATGCGCAAATGGCGATCTCTGGAATTTACCAGATGGACGATGATGGAGTGATTAACACTGACAGCATCAATCTGGTTCCCGGAACGATCATTCCAAAGTCACCAACATCTAACGGGTTGCAGCCCATCCGTGCTGCTGGTTCGTTTGATGTGGCAAACCTTATCCTGTCTGATATGCGCAATAACATTAAGCGTGCGCTGTATAATGATATGCTGGGCGACCCTAATAGAACACCTGCTACAGCTACAGAAGTTGCAGAACGGATGGCTGATCTATCCCGCCGTATAGGCTCTGCTTTTGGCCGACTCCAAGCAGAGTTCATTCAGCCCGTTCTGCAGCGCGTTGTTTACATTCTAAAGAAGCAAGGACGCATTGATATCCCTACGCTCAATGGGCGTGAGGTTAAGGTTCGTTCTGTTTCTCCCCTAGCCCAAGCGCAAGCTAATCAGGACATCACATCTGTTGACCGTTTCCTTGAAATGGTTGGCATGCGCTTTGGTCCCGAAATGGTAAACCTACTTGTTTCGTCTGAGGAAGCAGCAGCATTCTTGGCTAAGAAGTTTGGCGTTCCTGACATGCTGATAAGAGACTCAGCAGAGCGTGAAGAGATAGCGCAAGCAATGCAGCAGATGCAACAGATGCAGCAGCAGGCAGCACTCCCACAAGAAGGTATCTAATGCCAAAGATTAAACTGGATGGCTTTATGCGATCCGATGCAGAGGATGATCGCATCTCTCTTGAGATTGCTTCATTGTTTGCCACTCCTACAGGTCAATCCGTATTGAAACATTTGCGCTCTATCACGATTGAAACCGTGACAGGTGCCAATGTTTCTGACGCTGAACTCCGTCATCTTGAGGGTCAGCGGTATCTTGTCGGTCTTATTGAGCGGCGTATCAAACATGCAGAAAAGGTAAAAGTTAATGGATGAAGCAGATAATGTGGAAGTAGCCGAGACTACAGAAGCACCTGTAGACGCACGCCCTGAGTGGTTGCCTGAAAAGTTTAACTCACCAGAGGATTTGGTTACGTCTTACTCAAACCTAGAAAGCAAGCTGGGCAAGGGTGAGGAAGAACTACGCAAAACAATTACCGAAGAATTGCATCAGGAAAAGTGGGCTGATCGCCCTGCAACTGTTGGTGACTATCAACTGCCTGACTCAATAGATGAGCAGGAAGCTGTTGGTAACGAGTTGCTTGATTGGTGGGCAGGACATGCTTTTGAAAATGGATATGGGCAGGAGATGTTTGCCAAAGGCATTGAGATGTATACGAATGCAATCAATGCGCACCTGCCAGATCTTGATGCTGAGAAAGATAAGCTAGGCGAGAATGCTGATGCCCGTATCGAAGCTGTGCAGCTTTGGGCTGGTAAGTTCTTTGATGAAGGACAGCTTGAAGCATTAGAGCGTCTTGGCGAAACAGCTACAGGGATTGAGGTGCTTGAGAAAGTAATGGGCGTTATTAACTCTACTGGCGTTGCTGGCAGTGTTGAGTCTGCGGCTCAACTCAATGAAGCAGAGCTTAGATCAATGATGCTGGACCCAAGATATCATCAGCAAGGAAAGCGTGACCCAGCCTTTATCAAGCAGGTGCAGGATGGTTTTGCGCAGCTTTACAGGTGAAGGCCAGTATAACGAATTAACGATTGTCAAAGCTGACGTTCAACATGCTGGTGAGTTACAGCATAAGCTGCGCAACAGTGACATTCGTGAATGTTTAATTAATGGTGCAACGCCGTGGCGTGCGTTGCATCAACCTCTCGGCATCCAAGGTGCTGAGACATACGCAGTGACCAATGACAAAAGCACCATAGCAATGTTTGGCACTGTGCCTTTGGCTAATGAAGGCGAGTCTGTTGGCTCTATCTGGATGCTTGGCAGTCAAGAGTTACACAATCATTTTCGCACCTGGATTCGCATCACAGGCCCAGTGTTTGATTACTTCCTGACCAAGTATGACATCGTAGAAAACATAGTGCCGATTGAGCATGATGACACAATAAAGCTGCTTACCCTAAGCGGCTGCATGTTTTCCAGAACACCTACGATCATCAATGGCTACGCATGTTTAAGATTTGTGCGTTGTGTCGATCATATCACCGTGTCATTTGAGGAAGATGAAAGGCCCGCATCTAACTGATGGCCCGCAAGGATAACCATGTGACGAGCGAAGCGGATAACCCTGATCGTTGTAACTTTTAAATCGAGGACTTAAAAATGGCGTCTAGCATTGATACCGCCTTTATTAAGCAGTTCGAGTCCGAAGTACACATGGCTTATCAGCGTATGGGTTCTAAACTGAAGAACACCATCCGTAATAACAATGTGTCTGCAAGCGTTGCACGCTTCCAGAAGATCGGCACTGGTTCCGCTTCAACTAAATCTCGCAATGGTTCTGTAACACCTATGGAGCTTGCGCACACAACCGTAGAGGTCACAATGACCGACCACTACGCAGCCGAGTACATCGACAAGCTGGATGAACTCAAGACTAACATTGATGAGCGTCAAGCTGTGGCAACATCTGCTGCTGCTGCTCTTGGTCGTAAGACTGACGAGATCATCTATGCTGCAATGGATGCGGGTGCTAACTCCACTCAGATTCATGACACTAGCGGTGCTATCGAAAAGGCCGACTTGCTCACATTGTTTGAAACAATGGGTGTCAACGATGTGCCGGAAGATGGGCAGCGTTATATCGCAATGAACCCTAAAGGATTTGCTGATCTGTTCCTGATCAACGAATTCGCTTCATCTGACTATGTTGGCGACCAGAACCTTCCATACGCTGGTGGCATGACAATGAAGTCATTTCTGGGTTTCCAGATCTTCTCAACCTCAGCAGTAACCGCTGGTAAGAATATGGCTTACCACAACAATGCTGTTGGTCTTGGTGTAAACGCTGATGTTTCGACAGAAGTGAACTACATCCCTGAGAAGGTATCTCACCTAACCACATCCATGATGAGCATGGGCGCAGTCGTTATCAACGACAACGGCGTCTATGAAGTCTTGGACAACAACACATAAGGGGAGGATTGAATGGCTTATTCTGCATCTGGTCTAACTCGTATGACAGGTGGTGGCGGTCATAACCTTTGGTTCTATGACTCCACTGATGCTCTGAGTGCAGTACGCGCATCAGGATACTTCAATGACGCAGCAAGCATGATGAATGTTGGTGACGTTGTTTTTGTATATGATAGTGATGCTCCAACCATGGGTATCTCTGTTGTGCTTTCAAACACAGGGTCCGTTGTAGACATTGCTGATGGCACTGCCATTACAATGACTGACAGCGACTAAAGGAATGGGGGAAGGTACAAACCTACCTTCCCCTAGCTCTACATGGCATCAACAGTAGCAAACTCAGCTATAGACATTGCGGCACGCGCTCTCACCCTGATTGGCGCGAACCCTATTACTTCGTTTGATGACGTAAGTACCGAGGCATTGATTGCCAACAATATGTATGAGGATATGGCACAGGCTGCTTTGGTGAATACAAGGTGGCGTTTTGCTACCAACCAAGCACAACTTAATCTTCTGAGCGATACACCAACTGGTCGCTTTGATCGTGCGTATCAGTTGCCTAGCAATCTGCTTATGCTTCATGCGGTTACGGTCAACGACAACATCATCGAATACAGCATTTACGGTGACAAGATCTTTACCAATACATCTGCATCAGATGTGGTGATTGCTGACTATACATTCCGCGCTAATGAAATTGATTGGCCTTCCTACTTTACTTTGGCTGTTGAGTATCAGTTAGCCAGCGTCTTTGCATCTTCGATTGCAAGGGATGATGGGCTTACCAAACTGATGGATGACAAGGCTGAGTTCCTAATGGCTAAGGCACGCAACCTAGATGGGCAGCAGCAGACTACACGCAGGCTGGTAGTAAACAGGTTTAAGACTGAAAGGTTAAGCTGATGGCACGCATCAGGGTTCCTTTGACTAGCTTCGATTACGGAGAGGTTAGTCCGTCATTGCGTGCAAGGACTGATGCCAATGTCTACGCTCACGCAGCCGAAAGGGTGCGTAATTTTTTTATCAAATCAGAGGGCGGGCTTGTAAGACGCACAGGCACAAAGGCATGGCAGACAGTCACGCTGACGCCCTCTGGTTCAGCCACAAGACCGCAGATCAGGCTTGAACCATTTATCTTTTCTGATGATGAGAAATACATAGTTTCTTTTGAAGCAGGAAAGATTCTTGTCTATCAACTTGATCCAAGCAGCAACTATGATCCTACGCTGGTGCAAACGATTACACAGACTACAACGGGTGTTAATCTTCCGTGGTCACAGTCTGAGGTTGAGCAGCTAACCTATGCACAGCAGGGTGATGTTATGTTCATTGCCCATACCAAGTATCCGATTGTGAAGCTGGTGCGCACAGGACTGACATCATTCCAAGTTGAGTATTTCGCATTTGAAACCTCAACAGATGGCAACACAACCTTCCAACCGTATCACTCATTCCAAGCAGCAGGTGTAACCATTGCTGCTAATGGAACGACTGGCTCTGGTGTCACGTTGACAACTAGCGTTGCTCATTTCGTATCAGGCCATGTTGGCACAACATTCTTGATTGGAGACACAGATGTTACAATCACGGCTGTCACAAATGGCACAACAGCTACAGGGACTATCAAAGGAACTCTCAGGCATCAGCTTGCAATCGATGCTCTTGAGACAGTTGAGGGTAGTGACAAGGTTCTTGTCACGCATGCCCTTCATGGTCTCGCTCCAAGTGGTTCAATTACTATTGACCGTGCTGCTGCCGTTGGCGGCATTGCTGCGTCGAACATCAACGGCGCTCGTACAATATCAGCAATCATTGACGAAAATACTTACGAAATAACAGCAGCAGCAAGCGCATCATCTAGTGCTGTAGGTGGTGGTTCTCCACGCATTGCCACGGGCGCAGCAACAACGGAGTTTGCCGAACAGGCTTACTCTGCCGTTCGTGGCTACCCTGCTGCTGTTACCTTCCATGAGGGCAGGCTTTGGTTTGCTGGCTCTCAAGCGCAGCCCTCTCATATCTGGGCATCAAAGAGCAACAGGTTCTTCAACTTCGATGTAGGTGATGGCAATGACGATGATGCAATCGATATCTCGGCGGCAGTCGGATCGTTTAACCAGATACGCCATCTTGTATCTAATCGTGATCTGCAAGTGTTTACTAGCGATGCTGAGTTCTATGTTCCAGCCTTTGCAACCACGCCTGTAACACCTGCTACTGCTCAGGTAAAAAGACAGACACCATTTGGCTCTTCTTTTGTAACACCGCGTCCGTTTGATGGAGCAACGGTTTACATCCAAGCCAGTGGTAATGCAGCCAGAGAATATATCTTTAGTGACTCAGAAGGCGCGTATGTCTCAACAGATATCTCTGTCTTGTCATCTCATCTGATAGTCAATCCGTTTCAGCAATGCACTGTCAAAGGTGCATTGGATAAACCAGAGAGCTTTGCGTTCTATGTAAATGATGATGGCACCATTGCTTTGTTCTACTCCATGCGTGGTGACAAGAAAGCTGGCTGGGCGTTGTGGAATACAAATGGCAAGTTCCATTCTATTTGTGCTGTTGGTGATCGCCTGTTCTGCATTGCCGAGCGTGACAATGGGTCAGGCTCACAGGCTTTCTTCCTAGAAGAGTTCCAAGCATCAATGCCAATGGATTACTGCAATCAGTACAGCAACGGTTCTAATGCCACGGGTGTGTTTACCGTAAGTTCTAACTTTGCAAACGGTGCCGTGGTGAAGGTGGTCAGCGGGTCTGACTATGTTGGTGAGTTCACAGTCGCCAGCGGTAAGGTCGATGTAACTGCGGTAGATTCCTCCCTGACCTCAGCTTACATCGGCTACGCCTTTACCCCGCAGCTAAAGACACTGCCTGTTGATGGTCAGATATCCAATGGCCCACTAAGCGGCAAGCGCAGGCGCGTTACTTCTGTAATCCTGGACTTGCAGGAAACACTGTCTGTGTCTGTCGATGGCACAGATCTGATCGTGCGGAATGTGAATGATGATATGTCATCATCCAGAACAGCTATTAGCGGCAAGCGCGAGTTCTTTGTGCTGGGCTTTGATCGTGATCCTTCAATAACCGTATCGCAAAGCGTGCCGCTTGGCTTGCAGATTAACGGTATGATTATGGAGTTGGCTTACTGATGAATCCATATCTGATTGGTTTACAAGCATTTGCTACACTTCAAGGAATGCGCTCTGCGAAAAGTGAGGCACGGCTACAGCAGCAGCAGCTTGATCAAGAGGCCAAACAATTAAAACTGCGTGGCATTGAAACTCATAATGCACGCATGCGTGATCTTGATGTTGCTCTGTCAACAAATGCTGCTGTGTCTGCATTCCAAGGCAGGAGTGACAGAAGCCTCGATGCAATCAACAAACGCTTACGCGCTGATGCTGCTACTGATGTTTCACGTTCCGCATCTAATGTTGCGCAACAAATATCGCAGTTGAGATTTGCACAAGGCATTGCAGGCGTAAGAGGTAAGAACAAAGCCAGAGCTATTTTACTAGATGGCCTGAGTTCTGGTTATTCCAATCACCTTCGTTTCAAAGATGTAGAGGGGTCATAGGATGGCTGGGATTATTAGATCAAAAGGCCCACAAACATTCAGTGCGCAGATACAGCCTGTAAACACAAACACTGGCTCTGATCTTGTTATCAATGCTCTGCAACGCGCAACCAATCGTTTGAATGACTCGCTTTACAAAGAGTCTGTAACTGAGCAGCAGGAACTTGGTCGGCAAGTAGCAACAAAAGCACCAATAAGAAATGAGCAAGGTGAACTTATTTTTGAAGATGTAACGGCTGATCTTAGCCGTGTAGCGCGTAATTCAGCGCGTCCTATTCTTGAGCGTAACTATGGCATTGCGTTCAGCCAAGATGTGAAGAATGCACTAAATGATATTCGCACTAAATCTAAAACAGCAGCAGAGTACGATCTGAAATCAAAAGCTGCTTTGGATGGTTTGCTTGCTGGCGTGCCAGATGACTTTGCACATCTAGGTAAAGCAGTGATGGAAAACACTGCTGCTGATATTCAGATACAGCACAAATATGCAATGCAGCTTGATGAAGCGCGTGCGCAAGATCGTATCGCTCTTGAGAACTTGCAGCTTATGTATCAGGACAACGCGGATACAGTGGCTTCATTGATACGAGGTGGTGACATTGGTGGTGCTGCTGCAATGCGTGATGCCATCATCAATGATCTAAATGAAACAGGCACAGAAGATGGCCTTACTGATCAGAACATCAGGGCTATCCGCAATGAAGTTGATCGCGCCTACTTTGGCACTCTAATTCAAGCTGAGTCTGAATATCTGTTAAGCCAAGGTAATTTTGAAGCTGTTGAGGCAATGGCAGCAGCATTACATTCTGGCACTGTTATCAATGTAGGAGATCTAAAAGACTACAAAGCTGATGAGAAAATGCAGCTTATGGATGGTCAGCAAACCCTTGTTGATATCGGGTTCGATCAAGACACCATAAACCAGATACAAGACCCTGATGTAAGGCAGGCATTGGCAGGCGATTTACGCGTGTCAATTAATGGATATGCAGAGCGTCAACGAGCGCAGGCAGAAGGTATTGCTATTGCCAGAGTGGCAAATGATGTTGCTCAAGGGCTGACTGTTGTTGGGCAGAAAAATGAAAAGCGTCTTGATGCTTGGTACTCAAGTGTAGGCATTGATCCAAAGCAATGGGCATCTGCTGAAACATTACA